ATTTATCTCTCAAATGTCTCAACATTACATCAGTAAACTCAAAGTAAGAATATGGTACTTTATAAGTTGTTCCAAGTTTTCTATCACGTAAATAAGAATCATTTGTTAAACCCAATGTACCAAAACGAGGTTCATAAACATAATCATTATCAATCCAAGAATGTCTCCTTAATGGATATGCTTCTCCATCAGTTAAAATTACACATTGTACCTTTTCTACATCATTTTCTTTCTTAAATTTAGGAAGAATTTGATGAAGAGCAACCATTGTCTCATTTAATGGAGTTCCTGATAAATTAAGACCTATAGGAACATTATAAGTAGTACCTCTATTTCTATAAAAAGAAGAAGCAATACGAAAAATATTTTTCATTTGATCCTCTAAAACTCTACCTGAAACTTTACTGGTTATTAGATTTAATAAAGAAAACATACCAGCAACTTCAAGAAGATTCTCTTTTATTTCATATGGATATTCTTCTCTATCTACTGATGGATAATCATTTGTAAAAGCATATACATCAAATGGAATCTGAACTTTCTTACAGAACCAAATCAAATTAAATAGTTGTTTGATTGTATCTTCCATTACATGAGCCATTGATCCAGACCAATCAAGAATGAATACTAATCCATGATTCTTACCATCAGCAAGTGTAGTTACTTTCTTAAAGAGATCCTCGTTATATCTGTAAGTATGAAGCTTCGCTGTATCGAGAACCCCAGTACGACTAACAGAAGCACGAGCATAACTCGAAGCTGCCTTACGACACTCAAACTCTTTGACCAAATAATTGACTTCTTTTTGTGCAGATCTTTTAAATTTGTTATACTCATTATCAACCTCCGAAACAGTTGTACCATGCATTAAACGAAAACGTAAAGATAAATCATCAATATCATTATCTATTGATTCATCTCTTGTCAACATCTCTGCAAAATGTTCTTGACAAGATTTGTATATTGTATCATGAGAAATAATAATTTTATCAAGATCTACCTTTGGAATTTCAACATATAAACTTTCTCTACCTTCAAGATTTGCTAAGTTTTTAAGTGATTGACTTAAAGAATCAACGGTTTCAACTTCTGGTTCTTTATTTTTACCAATAGTTTGATCATCATAATCCAATCCTTCATTCTCATAATCATCATTTTGATTTGAATCTTTTTCTGTTTCACCTTCTTCTTCATCATCATCTTCTTCATACTCAGTAGTATCCTTACCCAAATCAGGACGACCATCATCTTCATCCTCATTTTCATCTTGACCTTGATCAACAGAAGCAATTCTTTCTAACTTTTCAATTTCAAGTTCTTCTTTACAATAAGTATAAAGTTTTTCAGCAGCATTCAATACTTCTTCAAATGTTTCACAATGTTCTATATTTGTTACATGAACCATCTCCTCAACAGTAAATTCAATGTCAACAAAATTACCAAGTTTAAAATATAAATTTATTTTATCTGCAAGACTCATTTCATTGATATCTTTTCCTTCAATTTTAAAGAAATCATCTTCATGAAGTTGTTTATAACCTTTATAAAATGACTTAGAAATACCTGCATATCTACGTTTAATTAATTTCTCAATTCTTGCATCCTCAACAATATTAACAAAACTTGGATTAATATCATGATCAATTGACCAATCAATATTTGGTGTATAAAGTGCATGACCAACTTCATGACCTACCAACATATCATATACATCATTCGTAGTTTCCCAAATAGGTAATATTAAAACACGAGTATCAACATTAAATTGTGCAGTCTCAACTGGTTTATGTTCTACAACCAAATCTTCTGTAGCAAGTAATTTAGCTAATTGAGATTTGATTTCTTGAGTTACTGCCATGTGTTCTGTTCTGTATATACACATTATAAGACCCCCGACGAGGATCGGAGGTCTTTAGTAGACACTTTATCAACTGTCTACGTCTTTCTCTTGCAGAACGTAGTGCCTGTGGTTTAAGTTTTCGTTTCGGTGGCTTACCCGAATTGTGTTGCCAGTTAGGAATTTTCATTTAGTTCCTTTCCTTTAGATACTCTGCTAAATCCTTTGATCTTCTCAAATTGTATCATACTCTCAAATCTATCGTGAAGAGATTGTTTGTGAGATATGACAAATATATTAGCATCCTTGATTATATACTTAATTATCTTTAAGAATTCTTCTGTACCAGTTCCATCTAAAGAACTATCAAACACTTCATCCATAATAAGAAGATTAGTATTGACTGAATTTTTAAACCTTGCAACTTCTCTCCATGTGAAAAGTAATGCTAAGTCAATCCTCATTTTCTCACCTTCACTAAAGGAAGCATAAGAAAAATCCTCATGTATAGGAGATTGTATAGTTTCTGAAAACTCCTCATCAAGTTTAAAATTAATATAGAAGTCCATCATCCTGAGATACTTATTAACCTGTTGGTTGATAAGTGGAAGATACTTTTTGATGATTTTGGACTTTACTCCACCATCCTTGAGAAGGGAATAAGCAAAATCATGATATAAAATATTCTGTTTTTTATCTCCTAATAGATCGTAGGTTTCTTTTAAATTTTTATTAAAGGTATTTAATTTCTCATGTTCAGAATTTCTGTTTTCAAGTTGAGTGGTAATAGTTTGAATTTCTGATTCAAGTTCTCTGACTTGTTTTTGACATCCAGAGATCTTAGTATTGTTTTGAGAAATGCCATGTGTGAGTTTAGTAATCTCCTTAGATAAATTGGTAAATTGACGTTCTCTATCTTCTTCCTCTTTAATTGCTTGCTCTAGTTCTTTATAACCAGATTGCAACTCATTTACTTTATCTTGAACGTCTGCCAATTTATTTATTCTAAAGTCTTCATCTATAGCTTGTGTACAAGTAGGACATACCGTATTTTCTGTGAAAAACTTATGTTCTTTAGTAGTAGTTGTTACCTTATTAGATATTTTACCTTTCAAATTGTTTAGTTTCTTTAACTTAGATCCAGCACCAGTAACCTTTTCTTGTTCCTTTATAAGGTCTTCTATATTACTTTCTATAAGTTGATTATTCTCTAAATGAGTATCAGATTCAACAGTTAAAGATTTTATCTTACCTTTCTTATTCTCAATAGATTTTTTTCCACGATTTTCAATTTCTTCAATAAAATTCTTCTGCATTGAAGATTTATCTTTTAAAGAAGTCTTCTTTAACTCTAAAGTACGAACTTCTTCTTTTATCGTTCTAATCTTATCTCTAATAATAAAATTCATCGCTGAGAAGATTTTAATATCTAAAAGATCTTCAATAACCTCTCTACGATTTGTAGCAGTCAATTGCATAAAAGGAACAAACGTACTACTACCAAGAACTACAATCTGAGTAAAAGACTTATAGTTCATTTTAAGAACATTTTGTTCTAACCATTTTTGTTGATTACTATCATGGGAATCTTGATTCAACATCTTCCCATTACGATATATCTCAAAAGTATTAGGTTTTATTCCCCTACGAACAAACCAATCAGTAGAACCAACAGTAAACTCTATTTCAACTAAACAATCTCTCTCATTAGTTGTATTAATGAGTTGCATTTTATTAATTCTACGAAATGGCTTATTAAACAAAACAAAGGTCAACGCATCTAAAATGGTTGACTTACCTGTTCCATTTGTTCCAATAATAACCGTAGTAGAATCTTTATTTAAATCTATTTCTGTCCACTGGTTTCCAGTAGATAATAGGTTACGCCATCTTATCTTTTTGAAAAGTATCATTCTTTGGTGGAACCACTATATCTTCAGCTGTAATAATATTATACTCGTAATCGTGCATTTCGCAAGCCTTTATTGCAGTAAAGTCATCAATTTCAATAATTTCCATCTCTGGATAATCATCCACAGCTAATAATTGTGCATATCTATCTGCATCATCCTCTTCTTCAAACATGATTAATGTTCTTCCACCATGATCGTTGTCAAGTGCAAAAGCACCATCTTCTTCAAATCCTTTAATGGTAAGAATGAACATTAATCGACCTCACAAGCCTCTCTATAAACATCTTGAAGAATTCCTGTAACAACAGATTTATCTAAATCTACGTCTGATTCTTCTATATACC